CACATAAGTACCGATTTAAGGTCTGCAACAGACCTGATACCTCATGACTTGCTCCGTGCAGTCTGGGATCATGCACTTAGTGCAATGGGTGTTTCGGCTAAACACCCTCTCTTCTGTTTGAAGAATATGATACATATTAAGCATGATTTGCTATGGCGAAAGTCGCCAGAAGAGCTTTGGCAGTCGGAGCATCTTTGCGGTTCGTTTATGGGCGAACCAGTCTCATTTATGGGACTCACCTTATACAATCTTTGTGTAGGTGAAATCACTGCATACTCAGTGCTTAAGCGAGTCGCTTTAGAACAAATATGTTCGAGCAGGTTCTTGACCTGTGGCCCTCTTCCGACGGGCTATGTAATTTACATTGGCGATGATCGTTACGAAATCACCGACATACCTGGAATTTTCCAGGTCCTCAATGAGGTATACCGTCTGTCCAACGGTTCCCCAAGCCCGGGGAAGAACACGGTTAGCCGTGTTCACGGCACATGTGCCGAGAACCATGTTGTTCTAATCGATGGGGAGCTTACCTACCTCGATACGATAAAAGTAAAGCTTTTGACACCGTCTACGCGGTTTCATTCGGATAACCGAAGTTCCATAATTGGAAAGGGATCGCAGCTTTGGCAATCCCTAGAGTGGTTCGACTCTACGTGCCCTACCAAAGGTTCTGCCGCCTCTTGGAATGCACGACTGGTTTACACAAGGATGTTTACCAGCGGGTTTTACCCGAAGGACGTAAAGCAGGCGCTCAAACTGCCTATAGTCCTACCGACATCTGTCGGGGGAATAAACTTCCCCGTGGATTTTTCCACAACTTGCCAAATTTTTCGGCATGAATTGAACCTCCTATGGTGGATCATCAACGAATCCCCTGTGGATGTTTTCTTCAAATACGCGGTGCGCATTCGCGATATTAACGCGGGCCATAAGCGTATGCTTGAGGTTGAGCCATACTCCAAGATATGGTCAGACCAAATGGCGTGTCTTATTAAAGACAAGGGTTTGCAGTCGCGATCGAAATTCGATCCCGAGGACAAATCAGGAATGTATTCCTTAAAGTCCGTTTTGGACTTTATTCGGGAGAACAATCTCCCTGTGCCGCATTCACCGTATACAGGTGAGCCACAGGTCAACTTGTCCGTTGACTTTCTTTATAAAGAATATGGTTATTTACCAATCGATTGTCTTATCGATCTTTGGGAGCGGCAGTCTACGTTCACAAAGGCCTTCAAAGAGGGCGTTAAGAAAAGGAAACTTATTTCCTTCCACAAATATGTGGTAAACCTTAAG